AACGCCGTCGAGAAAGCAAGGATTTCTTCGGTTGTCAGACCGATGATCTTGCCCTGACCAGCAAGCCTAAGAGCGAACTGGAGGATCGGACCTTCAGTCGTAGCAAAGTTGTTGCCAAGGTCGGTCAGCGCGGCACCGAAGTTATCAATCTCATCCGCTGGCATCCCGGTGATCGCTGAGAACTGGGCGATCTGAAGCGCAGCAGTCTCCGGGTCGAGCCCTTCCAGCGACACGCTCAACCGGGTGACGGTGTCAGCGAACGACAACAACTGGTCATTGGGAATACCGAGCTGGCCTCCGAGTTCAACGATCCGGGCGATGCCCTCGACTGGGATCGGAGCGCCGGTTGCCAACTCTCGGATACCAGCAGACAACTGTGCGAACTCTGCCTCTGTCGCATCGACAGTCTTACGGACACCAGCGAACGCTGTTTCAAAGTCGATCGCGGCCTTCGCCGACAGCACACCGACCGCGGCCAACGGGATTGTGACACCAGCGGTCAGGCCCGTACCAACAGCCGACAGACCAGCGCCAGCAGAAGTAAACCCCTTCGCGAACGCAGCGCCACTGGCAACACCCGAAGCGGCAGCAGCCGCTTCGATCGAACCGAACTCGGCCCCGGCCCCAGCAGCGATCGCTGTAGCAGCCGACGACCCTTCGGACGCGGCAGAGGCGCCGCCCCCGGTAGGGGCGGCGCCTGTCGCCGTAGGGGTGGCCTGCGCGTTCGCCGCAAACCCCTTCGACCATGACTTACCGGCGTCAGCGCCGAACTTCTCAAACTTCGACGCGTTCTGGCCTGCCTCGGCACGCAACCGCGCGTAGAACTTATCGAAGCTGGGCAGCAACTGGACATAAGCGACTGCAAGATCGTTACCTGTCGCCACCAGTCACCTCTTTCCGTTGCTCGCGCAACGCGCGTACCCGCGCTTCGTTACGTTCACGATCCACACGTTCACGTTCCAACTGGGCAAGCGACTTCGGACGCGGGAGCGGTTTCGGCCTAGAGCCTTTACCGCCACCGCGCTGCCAGTTCGCCCCATTCAGAACGTCAATCACACCGGCCAACAAAAAGTCTGTTGTTGTCCACGACCCGTACTCGGCACCGACAATCTCACGCACCGTCGCCGATTCAGGCGGCAGGTTCGCGATCAGGACACCGAGCCGACGCCACGACAACCGGTCGGTCCCTAGGTCGCAGTGCAAGTCCAGATTCCAGAACCTCAACAGGTCGGACTCTAAAGCCCCCTCGTACCGTCCTAGGAAGTCGAGGAGGCTTCCGATTCCCCCTTGGTCAACTGGTACCGCTCTTGGAGAAGGTGAGCGAACAATGCGCCGGTTCCGCCGCCAGCAACAAACTTGTCCCAGTTCGCCTTGCCCATCATCTCACGGCCAAGATCAACGTCGTTCTTGGTCGGGTCAACGAGAATCTGACGGCACTTATCGGACCACAACTCGGGGGGGTCGATCCGCAGAACGGAGTCGTCGTCCAACACGACTTCGATCGCGCCCTTATCAATCAGGCGCTCGCGCACCTCTGACAGACGCAGCTTCGGCACTTCACTCATAGCGTGGGCTCACTTTCGTTAGGCGTGGGCTACGGAAAAAGTTGAGGGGATGGAGCGCCCACGCCAAGGAACTCCATCCCCCCAGAACTACGACGATCAGGACGGAGCGATAGCGCCGGGATCGTCAGTGATCTCAATGGAGAAGTACGTCTCGTCGTTGTTGTCGGTCGCGCCGAGCATGTCCACAACCATCGGGACGCCAGCCATCTCGTTATCGGACAGCGACGCCGAACCAGCGATGGTCACCTGAGCGCGCGGGATAGCGATGCGCTTCGTGATGTCACCGTCGGTCAGCTCCACAACCATCGCGACCACAGCAAGGCCAAGGTTCTTCGGGCGCACGGTACGGGTGGTGATACCCGTAGCGGTAGCCGAATCCGAGCCGGGGTAAGCCAACTGGAACACGATGTCCGAATCTTCCAAAGCAGTGAAGTTCAAGGTCTGCTTTGCCTTAATGCTGGTCTTACGGATGTAAACAGAACCGTAAGCGTAATGGTCAGTATCATCACTTGACCATTCCAGCGAAATAGCGTCATCCTGAGAGATGTAACCAACCGCATCAAACGCTCCATTGAGCGCCGAAGCGATGTTGGTCGGGAGGGTAGTGCCCTCCGGTGCGGTGTAAACATCCGCGCTTGTCCAAATGCGGACGTTTTCAACAGTTCCAGCCACTTTGACCTCCAAGGTCAGCCGTCATGCGCTCAAAGACGCGACGGATAGGGGTGTCTCTTGCGGCGTGGGACTTCTCGACCGCCATCGGGACGGTCTTTCAAGCACCCCTATGGGGCGTTTGATCTTTGTTAGGAGCCGGTGTCGAGGGTTGCCCCTCTGACAGCTACGACCACCTGAAAGCTGTAACGATCCTGCGATGACGCAGGATCAGGGTTTCGGGACGGCCCGGACAGTTCATCGACCCGTCCGACAGCCCCGCCTTCGCTCATCGTTCCTCGCATCGCGTTGATGCGAGCCCTGACGATCTGAGCGAGGTCGTGAGCGTCACGATCTGATGTTGACCAGCAGTCGACAGCAAGATGTGCTGAGTCCTGAGCAATGTTGGCGCGGGGACCGCCGACGCGTTCCACGACAACGAACTCTGTCGGCCGCGGGTTCGGCACCGACGAGAACACGTCGATGTCGTAGCCGTCGTCAGGCAGCGTGTTGAGCAGACCGTCGATCACCACTGCGGCACTGTCGGGGAACAGAACGGGGTCGTTCACAGCGAACGCCTAGGGGTCGTGCGGGCAGCAGCAAACGCCTTCGTCAGCTTCTTGTCTGACGCTTCAGCAGCCTTCGCTGTGTCAGACGCGGTGAACACCTGCACCCGGACACGGTCGCGTGTCATGTCACGCTTCACGGCGTGACCCGGACCAGCACTGTTCTTAATCTTCTCGGCGATACGAAACAGGCGGTCCTGTGTCTCGCCAAGTTTGATGATGCGACGCGCTTCCTTGAAATACTCGGGAGGCGCACCGAACGGAATCGGGTTCTCAGCCATCAGCCCTCCACCAGCCGTAACCGTGCTTCGGTGTGATGCTCGCCTCGCGGCGTCCACGCCGGGTTCGGGTGGCCGACAACATCGAACAGCATGACGCCCCACACCACACGGTCGCCGGGGGCAATGTCGGTTGTGGCTGCTGTTTGCAGCACCCATTCGGATACGTCACCGGAACGGGTGTCGCGAACATCGCTGTTGGTCATTTGGGCGACCCACCCGGTAGCGGCGGTTTCGGTGGCGTTAGCCCAGTCCTTCACCACATCCGACCCTCTGCCGGTTGTGGTCGCTGGTCGAACAATGGTGACATCGTGGATCAGGAACGATTCGATTCCCACGACACCTCCATCAGAATTCCGCGGATCAGATCAGGTCGGCGTGCCGCGTTCAGGTAGCGGCGCATCAGGTGCTTGCTCGCAAGCGACCCTGTGGCCCTGTCAAGGCGTGGCTGGGATGGGTGCCACAGGTGGACAAGGTCGGCGTTTCCTCGCCACGGGAGGCCGTACAGCGATGTCAGAGCGGCGTCCCACGCCACATCCTCATGCCCCCACCCAACGAACCGCGGGTCAGGCATGCACGCCTCAATCACAGCCCGGTTCAGCACGACGACACCGCCAGCGCACTGCCCGTTGTACGGCTTGCAGTCACGATTGTTGCTGCGATCCAACGGCAGGCCACGCCACGGTTCCCCGCCGATCATTCTGACCGTTGCACAATCAGACAGGCGATGCACTTTTAGGTGCGGGACCGCCCACGGAGTGTCCGCTTCCAACGCCCCGGTGGGATCAACCCACACATCGGCATCAGCGACAATGACCTTGTCGCCCGACGCCCTGTCGAGCCCGTCTCGTACCGCCGTCCCTTTCGACCACGGGCCGGTGCAGACACCTTCGATGACTTCACCGAACCGTTCCCACAACGGGCGGAGATACTGCCAGTTGCGTTCCCGGAACTCGCACCCCGGCTGCCACGGGACAATGACCGAAATCACAGGACAGGGTCGAACACCAGATCCGGTGTCGGAGTCGCCACCCAGAACCAGTCGCGAAACACGTCATGCAACGCCTCTTCACCGTTCGCAGCGGCGAGCGCACCGTAGTCACGCCAATGCTTCCCCATGTCCTCAGGAAGATCGGTCGCTGCGTAAGCCTCGGCACCGTTGATCGCCTTGCGAGCAAACTGCTCAGGCGACCGGTACGGGAAATGCCGAACCTGCAACCCTGAAGTCTCTGGATGCGGGTCGGTGTAGTTCGCCCCATGATTGCCCTGATGGATCACCAGATCGGGAGCGGTGCGGCACGCAACCTTCGGCAACGCCGCAGGCTGTATCCGACGCCACGACATCGCCGCGACCGGAGACAACCCCGGAGGGTCATCACCCGTCGCCACATGGTCGTACAGCTCGGCGGTCACGACCGGCCAATGCTCCACCGTTTCCAGCACGTCGCCGATACGCCCGTCGGGGTGGAACCACCACTCGTCGGCGTCAAACGGGACGATCCAGTCGGCATGATGTTCAAGGCGGGCAAGGTGCGCTAGCCGGGTCATCTTTTCCGACTGGAAATAGCCGCGCTCAGGGTCGTCAATCACATGCACCGGCAGGCCGTCAAGGATCTCGCGGGTGCCGTCCACGCTGCGGTTGTCCGCAACGATGACCACATCAACCTGCGTCAGCATGTGCCTGACGGTCGTTTCGATGATGTCGGCCTCGTCGCGCACCATCGACACGGCTGCTGTAATCATCAGTACCCCGTCCCAGCTCTGTGATCGCCGATGTGATGAACCTTCGGAGGATCAGTGCGCCGACCCCAGTAGCCGAACCTCGTCGCCGGGTTCTCACACAACTTGATCCCGAACACGCCTTCCGAATGGTCGCCCTCAGGCCAACCCTTCGCGATCAACGTCGTCCGGTACACCGACGGGTTCGTCGTGAAAAACCGGCGATGTTCCAACCATTCGCTGATGCCGTCGGAGCAGTCGGTGTAATCGTCGGGGTGTTGCTCAATGATTCCGCCTGCGGCACGCTCGGCGTCGTTCCACGGCTGCCGTCGCAACGCCAACTGCACCAGCGACGGGTTCCGGTCCAACACCCGTTCCATGAGGTAGAGCGGCAGAGGCTCGTTGAACGTGAAGTCATCTTCCAGATGGAACACGAACTTTTCGGTGCGGCGGCGAAGATGTGTCCACGCCGACCGGATCGCCCCACCGAACCCTTGACGGGTTGGCTGACCGATCACTTCGAAATCGGGGAACGCTCCGCGCAGGTAGTCGCGGTGTGCTTCGTCGCCCGTGTCGTCATGGATCACTTTGTAGGTGATCTGGCCCAACAGGTTCTCGCGGGCCGATTCGATCGTCTGGTCAATGCAGTCAAGGCGACCGTCGGTCATCACCAACAGGATCATGCTGCGAGTCCGTTCGCTGATGCGATCGCCTTGTGTGCCGCCAGACGCTTCTCGCGTGACGCCCCGCGGTTACGGGAGTCAGGACGGACATGCGCCCGGTAGACGGCCTCTGGGATCGCCTCAAAGGAAGCCCCGGCGAGGTGGCAGCGCAGCCACAGATCCCAGTCCTCAGACCAGTCGAAATCGCGCCACCCGCCAACCTTACGAACAAGATCGGCGCGGACCAGCGAACCGACGACCAGCCAGTTCCCGTCGACCAGACACTCGGCCACACACTGATGGGTGTGACCCGCAACAGCGGGCATACCGGGCTCTCGGAGCCGGTGCTGACGCACATACCGCACAGACGGAGCCCGCACATCCGCGGTCCCCGCGGCCATCGCGTCGAAGTAACCGGCCTCTAGTTCGTCGTCGGCGTCCAAGTGGCACACCCACTCAGTCTCAACCTGCGCCAGCGCACCGTTACGGGCGTCGTGAAGCGTGTCGGCGTGACAGGTCACCACCGGGACACCCAGAGCTTCAGCGGATGGCACAGCGCGTTCAGCGGCCAGACGAGGCCACTGGTCGCCACCGAATGTGGCTACAGCAACCGTCACGTCCACAGGTGCTTCCTTTCGGCGTAGACCCGCTTACCGAGACGCATCCTTCTGCGTTGCATCCGATACAGCCGATCGGACGGCGCCTTATTCCAGTTCGGATGAAGATGCTCGACATGCGAATCCTCGGCGAATGCCCACATGCCACGGAACATCGCTGTCTGAACGAACTCGTCGTCCACGAACTCATGGTGGTAGCCCTCATGGAGAACCACACCCGGCTCGTCAATCGTGCCGAACTTGTCGACGTACTCTCGGGTGACCAGCGAGTGCGTCGAATGGTCACCGGCCATCACACGCTTAGAACCAA